AGGTTATCAATTTTTTGAAATGTATCTATGTTGCTTAATACCTCATCTAAATTATCAGCCCACTCTAAAAAAATAATATCACTTTCCTTTTTACCTTTATTTTTAAAACCTTCTATACTTGCATATTTATATTTTTCACCCCACTCCCTATGCATCATATCTTGCTTATTTTCATAAGCGATTACGTTAGTTTCATAATAATCAGACATGTTTAAACCTCCTCAAATGTTTGGTTTGCTTTTTTAGACTGCTTACCATGTACAGCAAATAAAATCACATAGTCCCTATCCTTTAAATTGCACATCTTACAATTAGAACAGTTAACGTGTTCAAACTGTTGAGCTGGACATAAAACACATCTTCTTCCTTCGGGTGTGGTGATCTTTTTGGTTAGTTTGTAATATGTTTTTTTATTCTTTTTAAAAACTTCTAATTTTTCATTATCTGATCTAATAACAGTAACTGGTAATAACCCACTGTTGAATGCCTTATCTGCTTTAACTAGGCTTTGAGTAGAATAATTAATAACTAGCCCCTGATTAGTAGCTTTAATTACTCTATTCTGATTAATAACACTATTCTCTAAGTTGTGGTGCGTATACGTCCAAACACTTTTTAAGTGTTTTGTATGTCTAATTATTTTATTCAAATATTCCTCTGAAATATTGCTTTCATCATCTAATACCAGATCACCTGCTTGTGATAATCTAAGATTTTTATGCTTAGATAGTGCTTTCAACTGTTTCAAAAATTCTTTAAATTTCACTCCTCTGGTCTTATCTGTCACTTTATCCCAGTGAACACTTAAGGGGAAATTGTCAGCATAACACCCGTTTACTTTATCAGTTCTTTTGAAGGGGCAATCGTTAGGACACGTTTCCCTAGATGTTGTAGTGGTTGCCATATCCTCAACACCCAGTTTTATATTCTGGGTGTTGGTGGATAGATGAAAATTTAAACTATTTAATAAGGTGTTCATGACTCCTCATTTAATATGTAATTTGCAATTGCGGTTGATTTGGTTAATGCTGTTATCAGTTTCTTAGGACCATCTTTAAGCCTTAAGCATTTTGACCAACTATCTAAATAACTAGCGTGATTGTCTGGTTTTGTTTTTGGTACGTCTAATTTGACCGCTACTTGAAATGACGCTGCCTCAACTAGCATTTCCTCGTAAGCATATTTTGCAGATCCGTATCCGTTGCCAATAGGTCTGTCAAGTGGTTTTGACGTTGCATGTCCGATCTCATGAAAAATAGTTGAATACAATGCTGCCTCGTCAAAAAATCTATCTCTATCTGCGATAGTCACTTGATACAATTCTGAATTGAAAAAGTTTCTATCACCCGAATATCTGAATTTTAAAGACTTATGTCTTTTTAAATAGTTTTCAATAACTTCCTCGGCCTTCTCATATCTGGGAACTGCTGTCCCTGGTGCGTGGTCTCCTTTTAGCTTTTTTTCTAGACTGGTCTTAACTTCGGAACTATCCCACTGGTCGAGGTTGAACACTGGTCTATATCTATAAATCATAAAACTATGATCTTTTTGGTCTGGTTTGCCTTCGTTCTCAATCTTCTTTATAAGTTGAGGTTGAATACAGTAACAAGCCTTTTCCCCAGATCGAACTTTACCTAGTCCCAAATCTTGCCCCTGCTTGTATCCTGCAAAATAACTAGTGGAATAACCCCTTGATCCCTCATATAAATATAAAAGTGGGATATTAGAGTTTTGATACTGTTCACCCGTGGCGAAATTTGTTGGCCTTTTTGCTCCGTCGGTTCTCCATGTCCTAGTCCAAGGATCAACACCTTTATCAATAGCATTTAGTAGCTCTTGACATATCTTGTTTGGTTGGTCTGGTTCCTTGTAGGTCTTGCTTTTTGTTGTGGTGCGTTGTTTAGTTGGCATCATTTACCTCCTTTAATGCTTGTAATGCTGTTTGGTGTGTTTGGGAATCATTGAACAATTGACCAAATAGATTTAATAATTCTTCTTGAGCTTGTTGTTCTTTATCGCATTTGTTTACATACTCTTGAAAAGCTTGTCTATATAAAAAAGGAATATTTGAAAGTTGAGTCTCTATCAACTTTTCTAAATAGGCTTTGTGTTTGTTGCTTTCCTTCGTTAGCACTTCCAATATGTAAGCTAATTGCTTTGTTTCTAAATTGTTTTTTGATAGTGTCATGAGTTTTTTTGAATCATATGTAGTAGCCATTTTTTTTAATTCTCCAATTGTTTGAGTAGTTTTTTTAAATAATGCTGTTCGATAGTGTCTAGCATTTTGATTTTTTGCTCTGCTGGTAAGGCTTCGATAAGTACCGAATAACTAAACTTTTTTAAATTAATCATTGGTTTAATTCTCCTCCCAATTTGGATAGTTATTATCTAGCCACTGTTTAGAATCTTGTGAGATCTCAATGACTCCATCTTCTTTAAGGTGATGTTGCCACTGGACGCCTAATGAATTTAGATCTTGATACAGATCAAAACTTGTTGAGTACATAGCCTTTTTGCTAGTTGTTTGAGTAGTTTTTATGCGTAGTTAAATTAGTTTGGTGTGGCCTATGGTCTGCTGTTATCTCGTATCTGATAATTAGAATGAGATAAGATTGAGATCATAAGATGATAAATAACTAATATATCTACATATCATATATTAGAGTATTAGGCTGATAAATACAGTTAATAAAATAAATATATATATAAGAATTATTTATCAATATCAGCTCAATGATATTAATCTTACAGTATTATTTTAACGTCAATACTTAGTAGACGTGTTTACATTTACTCGTCAACATCTACAGAGTAGTAGTCTATTAGATTAACTTTAGCGAGTAGACGTTGCCGACTATTACACTAATGGGGGGAGGGTAGTAGACGTATGTCGGCATACGCCAACAGCCCTGAACCTAAAATATTATCTGAAAACAAGTCTTATTTAACAACAATAGAATACTATTCCTTATCTTCAATTTTAATCTTGAGTTCAGGTGCATTGATATTGATAGTTTCAACAGATTCGCCAACAACCTTGCCTAATGAGTCCAATATTTGAGCAGCAGTTTGAAGTTGACCTTTTTTAACTGCCCGATAAAAGAGATTAATTCTTAAATGTTGAAGACGGGGGATAAGGTCTTCTTTATCAAATTCCCAATCTTTGTTACTCCATTCTCTAACAGCTTTCCAATCCAGCCATGCTGTATTTTCTGCAATATGTTCTTTTGCTGCATGATCTAAAACCAACTGCCTTACAGGAAGACCTTCCAATTGCCTTTTATAAAGGCGTTGAATCCTTTGATCTTTTAAGATTGCAGTTCTTTTACCTGTTTTACCAATCTTGCTTTCATCTGGAACGATGTAACCTTCAAAATATTCAGGATCAAATCTGGCTGCCGAATCGCTCACAGTTAATCACGGAAAAACTATTGATAATAAGATAATACCTTTTAATGAGAAAAACAGTTAGTCGTAGAGGGGGTAAAGTACGAAGAAAAGTATTAGTATTAGGGTATGGCTGTTAAAAACAAGCAAGAATTAGGGCTTCGATGGGCGCAAGGTGAAGTATTTAGTAGTAATAAAAGGTTTAGGGTATTAGTCGCTGGGCGAAGATTTGGGAAATCATATTTAAGTTGTATAGAATTATTAAAAGCTGCAATTGAAAGGAAGGGGGAAACATATTTTTATTGTGCGCCAACATATAGGATGGCAAAAGATATAGCATGGAAGACGTTAAAACGCTTAGTACCACAGGTATGGATTAAGTCTAAAAACGAGTCAGATTTAAAGATCGAATTAATAAATGACTCAGTAATTGAACTAAAAGGAACCGAAAATGCGATGGCCTTAAGGGGGCGAAGTTTAGCGGGGGTAGTTTTAGACGAAGCTGCTTTTATGGATGCGGAGGTATGGTTTGAAGTAATAAGACCTGCATTAGCTGATAAACAAGGATGGGCATTATTCATTAGTACTCCTGATGGAACAGCTAGTTGGTTTTATGACTTGTGGTGTTATTGCAAAGAAGATCCGACTGATGAGTGGAAAAGATGGTGTTATACAACAATTGAGGGGGGTAACGTACCAAAACATGAAATTGAAGCAGCTAGAGCGCAATTAGATCAGAGGACATTTAGGCAAGAATTTGAAGCCAGCTTTGAAAATTTAAGTGGATTAGTAGCGGTGAGTTTTGGGGATGAGAATATTTCAGAGAAAGCAAAAGATATAACAGTTTCGCCCATACTTTTAGGAGTTGACTTTAACGTAGATCCAATGTCAGGGATATGTGCGGTTAAGGATGGGGAAAACTTGTATGTGTTTGACGAAATCATGCTCACAGGTGGGGCAACCACATGGGACTTTGCAGAAGAAGTCGTACGCAGATATGGGGTGGATCGCAGAGTAATAGCATGTCCTGACCCTACAGGTGGAGCGAGAAAAACTAGTGGAGTTGGTGCGACTGATCATAGTATTTTAAGGAGAAGTGGATTTAATGTTTCGAGTCCACGTGCGCCGTGGAAGATAAGGGATAAAATTACTGCTGTTAATACGGCTTTATTAGATGCAAGTGGAGATAGGAGGACATATATTCACCCAAGATGTAAACAGTTAATTAAGTCTTTAAGAACGTTGACTTATGCACCGAATACAGGATTACCTAATAAAAACCTTGGTGTTGATCATGCTTTTGACGCTTTCGGTTATTTATGTTTACAACAGTTCAATTTGGCAAAACCTGAAACTTTAGGGC